CCTTCGTGGTGAAGGGTTGCATTATCCAGACAACTACTCCGGAGGCAAGAGCCTGTACCCCAGGCTGTGAAGGATTTTTGCCAAGTCCTTGGCGGCCTGCGTGACGCTCTCCTCTGAAATGGCCGGGCCGAGCGTCAGGTGAAGTCCTTCGTGGATTTCGATCTCAAGTCTTTTGCGGCCTTTCAAGTCTTTGTGGATTAAAACCTTGCGTTTCTCGTAGTCCGTCCAGCCGTCCGCGGCCCCCTTGAGCGTGGAGTATCGCCAGAGCCACTTCTCTCCATCGACGATGTAGTGATGGTCTTCCATGAAGTCATTCTAACTGGTACGGCGGCAAGTCTGTCGTCACGTTCGCGACAGTGCCGCTGAACACGTTGTCGCACGCGGGGATCGTCGCGACCGCGGTCGCCGCGACGGACGGCTGGACGTCGCTCGTGGGAGTTATCGTGACAACTGTCGGCGTCGGCGGCAGTTCGCCGAAGTGATGCTCGACTCGAACGTATTCGACATGGCCGTCCGAGAGGTACGCGCCGTGAAGTTTGTATCCGGCGGCCACCATGTCGGTGAGCAGATTGCCGTATTCGGCGGGCTCGGAGTCGGCAGGCCCCGCCTCGACGAGCGACAGGGCTTGCCGCACGGCAAGAGTGGGCCGCTCTCGGCGTCTGTCTGGCGGAACCGTCGCGCTTTCGATCTTGGAGCCTTCGAGAAGAACAAGATAGCGCTCGGCAATCCCAGCGATAGCCTCGCTCTTGTCCGCCGTCGCCTCCTTGTCAACGAAGACCACCGTCGCCGAAGTGTAGCCTGCGCCGGGCTCGACCAGTCGCACTGCCGAGATAGCGCCGGTGTTTTGGTTTATCGCGTCCAAGTCCACGACGGCCGTCGCCCCCGCTCCGTCGCCGACGATGTAGACGGTCGGCGGCACCGTATAGCCCTTGCCGCCCTGCTGCATCGCCAGTGATGCGATTTGGCCGTTCTCGCTGACGGCCGCCGTGGCCGAGGCCGGATTATCCCAGGCCAGCGGCCTGCCGCCGATGATGCGAAGCCGAGCGCCGAGCGTGTAGCCAGAGCCGCCTGCGGTGACCGTGCAGGACTCGACCCACCCTATGGTCGCCTTTCCGCTGGACGGGAGACTCGCAGGCGAGATCGTCGCGCCGGAGCCCTTCTCGTCCTCGACCACCAACTCCGGAGGAGTCGAGTAAAAGCCAATGGATATAAACTGATTGACGCCGACTCTGCGGGTGAAGCCAGCCACGCTGCCGACCAGTCTCAGTCGCAAGTCTGGTCGCGGGTTGGAGAGAAAGCCGACGCTGGTTAAGAGTGAAGCCCGGTTCACTGTGCTTCCTACGGTGCCGACCCAATACGGAAACTCCGCGTCGCCGCAGCACGCGCGAGGGAGCGTTCCGCTGCCGTCCACGCACGCGCCTGCGAGCGTGAGCGACATATCGGCATCCATCTCGATCGCGCCATCGAAAAGAACTTGCGGTGCGTAGTAGCATTGCAGCGGGTGGCCAAGAACGGCTGTCACTGCCCCGTTGCCAGAGGCGAGCGTGAACGTCGGCGGCGAGGTGTAGGCGGCGAAGTCTGTGAGGATGCCGAAAGGGGCGGTGGGTACGATGCCCACGATGCTGCCGTTGCTGCCGATATAGGCTTGGGCGACGGTTGCGCCCGTGGACGCTTCCCTGTTGAGCAAGCGAAACCTGTTGTCGAGCGTTCCGCCGCCGCCGTAGCGAATCGCAACCCGCGAGAACGGCGTGTAGCCGCTTCCGGGGTTCGTGACTTGCAAGTCCACGACAACCTGCGGCATCACGACTGACGAGACGGAACCACCCGCGTCGTCGTCGCCGCCGGAGAGTTGGGCCATGCCTAGCACGGGATAAGTGTTGAGCCAGAGATTTTCGCCGAGGTACGGCGATCGGTTGTGCTTTGCTGGCAAGTTCGACGAGGCGGAAGCCGACAGGACTGCCGCTTCCTCGTAGTCGCGAGAGAAGAAAGACCCCTTCGCCGAAACGGTCGGCCTGCGGATTTGCCGCGACGGCGTTCGCCGTTTTGAGCCCGGCGAGAGTTGGGTGCTAAAGAACGGATTGCAGTATCCGCTGCCGCCGGTTTGCACCGCGACCGACTGTGGACGGCCGAGAATCGCTGCCTTAAACGTCGCGTCGATGTCGCCGGGTTCCGCAGCGGCCGCCCTCGCGCACGACACGACCGGCGGCTGCTGATAGTCTGACCCCGCATCTGTCACGCGAACGGAAACGACTGAGCCGTTGATCGTTGCGGTCGCCGAAGCGCCCGAGCCGACGGCCGCGATGGTGGCCGTCGCGGTCGCGCCGGTTCCGCCGCCGCCCGAGACAACAACCGCTGGCGCTCTGTCATAGCCACTGCCGCGAGAGCCCAGCGTGATCGACGAGACGAAGCCCTCGATCTCGGAGTAGCCCGCAGCGCCAGACCCGCCGCCGCCGGAGAGCGTGACCATCGGCGGCGTTGTGTAGCCGGTTCCGCCGCTGATGACGTCGATGCGAACGATCGTGCCGTCGGCCGGATTGAGGATCGCCTGCGCGAAGGCCCCTGTTCCGCCGCCACCGGAGAGTGTCACAACTGGCGTGGTCGTGTAGCCGCTGCCGGGCGAGGCCAGAGGCACTCGAACGACAGAGCAGGATATCTGAGTCGTGGCCGTCGCGCCGCCTTCGATGAAGACAGCGGGCGGCGTGGAGTAGCCTTGCCCTCCAGCGGTCACGCCGATGCTCTCGATGTCGAAGTCTGGATCGAAGAACACTTGAGGGGCTTGGCGATACATCCCGCCAGACGAGATCGTCACGGACTGCACCTGACCATCCTGCATGGTCGCCGTTGCCTGGGCTGGAACTCCTGGCGTCGAGAATCGCACCTTCGGCGGAAGCCGGTATCCGCTTCCCCCCGAAGTGACTTCGACGCTTTGCACAGGCCCTGCGATCTCGGCCTCGGCCGCCGCGATGCCGCCGCCTGCGAACGCAACTGTTGGAGGAGTCCGATATCCGCTGCCGCCCTCGACCACGGCAACGCCGACGACTTTGCCGTCGATTGTCGCCGTGCCTTGCGCGACATTCGTCGGCTGTGAGACTTCGACCTTAACGGGGTAGTCATAGCCGTCGCCTGTGTTTGTCAGCGAGGCCGCGAGCGGCGATAGAGCGACAGGAACGTGAGGCTCAGCGGTGATTTGGTTAAACGCAAAGCCAAAGGACGTCGAAAGCAGAAATACTCCAGATGCCGTGATGTTGGTGCTGCTTGCGTCGTTGCTCATCCGAATTCCCCAGAGTCTTCCGTCGATGTCGCGAACGACATAGTTTGCAGTCCCGCAGTCCGAGTGCGGGTATTGCAGGCGAGCAAAAACTTCGGGAACTCTTTCAACGCCCGTGACGACGGGAAAGTCTTTGAACGCCTCCGGCTCAAACAGCCAGCCGCCTCTCACGGCACGGAGCCTTCCGCTCGTGTCCACGGCGAGCCCTCCCACTGGATCGACGGTGTCGCTGAGTGTGTCGAAGCAGTATGGAGTGAACGGGCTTCTGGGGTCGCTGTATTCGACCACCTCAGCGATCGCCCCTTGCCCGCCTCCGTTGACGGAGATGACCTGGGGAGGAGTCACGCGACCGTAGAAAATAGCCGACTCTGACTGCCTGAATCCGCCGAAGGAGGTTGCAAAGAAGGGGCCGAGATCGCTTTCCTGGCTAGGGGCGACGTCGATGGCGTACTCTACCTCCTGCCCCTCGCCAGTCCATAAAAAAGTGTAACCCTGGCCGCTCGCAAACCTGACGGAGATATGGCTTCCGCCAAACTCTTCCCAAGCAAGACTAGGGCCAGCCACGCGATATCCTTGCCCGGCAGTTCGGGCCACGACAACGTAGTCTCTCGTTTCTATCGGCGACCCATCCGTGACTGTCACGGTGGTCACGCTGTTGAACGGCGACGGCGTCGAGCCGGTGGTGACGACCGTTCTCGGCAGCGGAGTCCAAGAGCCCCGCTGCGACGAGCGAAAGAACGGGGAGAACCACTTGCCCGACGAGTGCTTGAGCAGTCCGCTGCGGCTTACGCGAGTGATGCCGTTCGCAACAACAGAAGCAGCCACCGACAGCGTGTGTGGAGCAAGGCCCGGCCCGACATATTGAATCGAAGCAGACCCCTCGTATCCAAACCCGTGATCGACTGCTCTCGTTTGCCAGGGCATGTGGCGATACAAGAGGCCGTTGCCTGTCGAGGTCTGAACGCCGGGCAGCATTGGCACATAGGGACGACTGCCGAGAGAGTTTCCCGTTCCATCGACGACCGCGGATGGCCAAGGGTGAAACACATCGTCGAAACTCGGCAGGCGATTGCCGTGGGGCGGGCGAGGCAGTCGCATAAATCCAACCGCAGGAGCGCCCGAGCCGCCGTTCTCTGTCGGCGCAGTCAGGTCGCCCGACGCGGCGAAACTCAGGTGGCCTCCGACAAGAGTTGGCTTCGCCGTGACAAATGTTGACCCTGCGTTTGACCCTGCGTTTGCGAGTCTCCAGGCGTAGGCGGCAGCGGCACCCTCTTGCGCGGCTGGCTCTGGATCGTAGACGCCGCCTGAGCCCGACGCGCCGATCGCAGAGTTAGCACCCCACCACTTCAGCGAGCCCTGAGACACCGCAAGTGCAGTGTCTCCAGAAAAGCCCGCCGAAGTGCATTCAGTCAGTCCGGTGCTGACAGGAAATGGGTCGTTGTAGATAAAAAGCAGTGCCTCTGGCTCTTCCGTGTATCCGCTGCCGGGCTCGGACAGCGACACTGAGCCGATAACGGGATGCTGAAGCGAAGCGTCATAAATCGCCTCAGCCAAACCTCTCGCTGGCACTCCCTGCTCTGTCGGAAAGAAGAAATGAATCCGCTGCGAGTCAGACGGTTGCCACCAACTCCGGCACGGGTCTTCGAGTGTTCGCTCTTCAACTGGCCCCAGATACTCCTCGGGGCTAGAGACCTCGACTCCAGTTGGCTCGTCAACCCACGGCACTGGCGTATCGTGTTCAGACAGCGGCTCCCCATCGACGATCCGATAGCGATGATATGCCCCGCCGTCGGCGTTCAACTCTATTGCGCCAGGCTGGAAAAAGGGCCTAGTGCTTCTGGAGTAAGAGGCCCCCCGGCGACTCCACCACGCTTTCGCGTTTGGTTTTTCGGCGAAGGCGAGGTAGGTGTACAGGCCTTGCATCGGGAGGCCAAACCAGGCGCCTTGAGGCGAGTCGCGATGCGGCCTCGCCGAGAACTCAATGCACAAGGCAGGCGGCTGCGGAGACGCATACGGGGTGACGAGGGATATCGTAATCACAGGCGACGCTCGCGTTCCTTCGACGTACTCCACCGTGAGTGGATGTCGCGAATGCCCAGGCCCTCTCAGGTAAGCGACGATCGTCTGCTCGACCATTTCGCGAGCGTCCTGTTCGGTCGGCAGACTCTCGGCGAGAACGGAGAAAAGAGAGAATCTCCTCCGGAACGGCTGAGCCACGCCTTGTGACGCGACGTTTAGTTTCGCGACTTGTAGGTGATGACCAAATAGCGACCCTTCGGGGGCCGTTACTCCATCTGGGGTCGTCATCACTCCGCCATTGAATCGGTACGGCGACCGATAGGGGTTGCAAAACTCCGCGGGGTCTTGATCGACTGACGCGATCGAACTCGGAGAGAGCATCGCCTCGCCGATGATGACTGAGCCGCCCATCCGGCGGCCGCCGATAACGTCCTGGCTGGCAGGAACTGTGACGCATGGAGCGTAGTGCGTTCGCTCTGAAAACAGATTGCTTCCCAAGGCCAAAGACGTCTTCGTGTAGCCGCTTCCGCCAGACTGCACTTCAAACTCAAGTCTGCCGATCACGCCCTCGACGACCGCTGCGGCGCCTTCGCCGCCCCCGCCGCTGAACACAACCAGCGGCGGCCTCGACCAGACTTCGGGATTTTCGACGACCTCGACTTCTTCCACGCTCGAACCGGCAGGAACGGCACTCGCTGCTGCGCCTTGGCCGTCGCCGGTGATCGTCACTTCGAGCGGCTCTTCGTCGAGAGGCGAGTAGGCCGCAGCCCCAGCGGACGTCAGGTTCCAAGAGACGATGCTCCCGACGCCGTTCACGACGGCTGTCGCCGTGGCTCCCGTGCGAGACTCGACGGCCGTCGCGGCCGTGTATCCGGTGCCGCCAGCCTGAACCTCGAAGGCTCCGACTCCGCAGCGAGACATCTTGGAAACTCTTGCCGTTGCGCCGCCTGCGTCTTCGTACTCGCCTTCGGCTGGCTGAAAAGAGACAGACGGCGATGCGGTGTACCCGCTGCCGCCGGAGGTGACCAAAATCTTTCGCGGGGGCGAGACGGAGAGCGTGGCGCCGCCGGAAACCGTCGCCGTGACTGGGTGCTTGTAGCCCTCGCCGGGCCTTGTGACGACGACGGATGCGATCGAGCCATTGGAGACGATCGCGTCGGCCGTCGCGCCGGTGCCGCTGCCGTCGCTGCCGGTCAGGGTTACTGTCTTGGTGGTTCCGATCTGGCCAGATCCGCCTGAAGTGACACTGACGTTCAGGATTGCGCCGACGTCGATCTTTGCTCGCAGCCTTGGAACAACGGACGCACCGTCACCGGGCTCGGAGTCCGCAACCGAGACATCCGCGAAAGAGGTGAACTGGGATGTCTGCTGAAACCGCACCTTCTGGATCGACACTGACTGCGGCTCGGCAGTGAACCACGCAGGCTGTGCGAACCGAGAGTAAAGCAGCGAGACACTGTTGTCATCTGTCTTAATCGACTTGATCGACGAACTGAGTTTCGCGCGAAACGCCTTCGCGGAGAGGTCTGACTCAAGGAAAGACGACCACGCGGCCTGAACGCCGTGTTGCGCGCCATTAAAGGCCCAAAGCGAGCCGTCGGCTTTCTTGGCGAGGATGCCGTATGCTCCCTCGGCCTTGCACACCACAGAGTCCCAGTCATCGTCGTCGCCTACTTGATACAGACCCGAGTGTTCTCCTTGCGGCGCGAGGTCAAACAGTTGCTGCAAAGTATCCCGCTCGACCGGCGTCGCGATCGAGTTCTGATATCGCATCGCCGTGACAAAAGGGCCTTGCCAGCAGTAGAGTTTGCCGTCCTCTGAGACCCCCGCGACATCGCAGAGAGACCTAAACTTGATCGGGTTCGTCACCACTCGCCCCGACCTAGCGCCCGCAACCGACAGAGACTCCGCCCCGCCCGGTCGCCCCGCTGCGGGCGTGGCGGCCTCGTATTCGACGCAAAACTGCTGCCGCAGCCCATCGAAGTCAGGGTCGATCGGATACGCCTGCGGTTTCTTGCAACAGAGGGGCCAGAACGACATGGTTCAGCACTGCGAGTTGACGAGAACCACGATGTCGCCCGTGGCCGCGACGAGAGCGCGGCGATAGCCGACTGCGGGCAGGATAGAGCAGAAAAAGTTCAGGGCCGACGCCGTTGTGGTATTGGTCGTGTCCGATGCGTAGAACACTTGCTTGTAGGTGTTCTGGGGCCACGCGCCAGTGAACAGCACTTCCTCGATTCCGCCGCCGCCGCCGCCTGCTGCTCGCGGCAGTTTGCTCGGCGAGCGGCCCCGCCTCGCAGACTCGTGGGCCAGCACGGTATTGTTGATTCGCTGCGCATCTCGCTGGCGAAACTGCACCAACTGCTCGGTCTTGTTCGCGGATTGCTGTGACATGACGACTACAGGTTGTACGGATAGCCCGTGGGGGTCGTGTTCGGAATCGCCTCGAACGTGCCGACGAACGGCAGCATCTTGTAGAGCCGAAATGTCAACATATCGGGCGGCTGGCCGGGGGTCTTGGCTCTTCCGCTAGTCAGGGCGGCAGGCTCGCTCACCGGCTCGCTACCCGCGAGAATCTTTCGCCTCTGGCCGCCGACGATCTCGTTGAAGCCAACGTCCCAGGTCTGCAAGTCCCAGCCCGAGTCCCGGTACGCGATCGTGACCGTCGTGTCGAAGAAGAACGTCTTGACGGGCGGGTCGTCGGGAACGAGAGCGGGGATCACCTCGAACTTTCGCGAAGCCGAAATAGACTGGCACTTCCAAGTCTTCGGAGCGCCGCCGCTCCAGGTGTCAGAGTTGATGGCGCCGACGTACTGCTGCGCCTTGCCGTAGTCAAACGGCGGCTTCTGGTTGTATTGAATCGTGACGTTGAACTCGGCCTCGTCCCGGTCAAGCCCCGAGAGCGGATCGCCCGCCGTGTTGATGATGATCTTCTTCTCGGTGTTGTTATTGTTTCCGCCCGAGAAATGCCAGAAGGCTGGCGAGGACGCGAGCGACCCCGAGAACGAATACTGCGAGGGCCGATGCCACGGAATCTTCTCCGTCTCATCGAGAAACCTGTAGTTGTAGGTGACCTTGTAGTGGAACGGGCTGTCCCCGTCCTGGGCCGTGCTTGACTCGACGAGGACGGCATCTGCATCGTCAGGGTACGGGTCTCGCCAGCCGATCCCCGGGGCGGCCGCCACATACACCATGTTGGGATTGATGACCGTCGTTCGCACCAGAAAAACGCGAACGTACTGCGGGACGCCTTCGAGGTTTGCCGAGCGGGATCGGCCCCGGAACAACTCGCGGCAGTCGAGCAGGCCTGGAAGGCCGACGTTCCACGGCGCACCGACGGGATTTGGCTCTGGCATCTTGGCTACCTAGCAGAGAGTTGCGCGATCACTGCGACCGCCTCGGGTTCGTTCTGGGCGTCGGCCAGGATGCGAGTGTTTCTGGCGATCTCCAACTGAGCCTTGAGACTTGGGTTGTCGCGTCCTTGGAGAATCCGGAAGAACGTGTCCACGCCGCCTCGCGAGCGGACGTCGGAGGCGCCAACTTGGCGACGGTCGGGGGCGACGGCTTCGAGGGCAGGCTTGAGGTTTTCCTGAAGGTCAGCACGGAGGACGTTTCGCCGCTGCTCTGCATCGTCCTTGTCGATGAGCCCCTCGGCGGCGGCCTTGTTGATGGTCTCCATGTCTCTCTGGAACTGCTTGAGCGGAGACTCTTCCTCGCCGCCGGGCAGCATTGCCTTGCGGGCTTCGTCTTGGCCTCTGGTGAACTCCTCTTGCGTGATGAGCCCCCTGTCGAAGGCGTCTCCGAGATTTTTTAGCCGCTCCCGCAACTGATTCACCGAATCGATGGGAATACCGAGCGAGTTCAGGAGGTTGTCGCGAATCTTCGCGGCACCTCTTGCGAGTTCCTCCTCAGTGATCGCTTTCTCGCCGGCGGCGTCAGCGAGCCGCTCGGCGGCCTCCTCGAAGTCCTGAATCGGCGACTTGTCGATCCCGAGCGAGGCGAGGACGTCGTCCCGCTGCTTCTTGAAAGCCTCGTTGGCCTCCTCTTGCGTGATGACGCCAGCGGAGACAGCCTGCGACAGTCTTTTTTCGGCATCCTTGAGGACGACACCGACAGACTTGCTTACCCCTAGCGATTCTCGCAACTCCTCCTGGCCGCGATTGAACTCCTCCTGCGTGATAACGCCTTTGTCCAGCGCCTCGTTGAGGTTATTCATCTGCTCCTGCAACTGAGCAGCAGGATCAAGCGGAATGCCAAGCGAACTCAGGAGGTTCTCGCGAATTTTCTTTGCCCCCCTCGCGAGTTCCTCCTCGGTGATCGCTTTCTCGCCGGCGGCGTCGGAGAGCCGCTCGGCCGCTTCCTCGAACTCCTGAATCGGAGACTTGTCGATTCCAAGCGACGCCAAGGCCTCGTCTCGTTGCTTCTTCATCGCGCTGTTTGCCTCATCCTGCGTGATGACGCCGTCTGAGACCGCCTGGGCAAGTCTCTCCTGGGCCTCCTTGAGGACGCTGCCGACAGACTTTTCGACGCCTAGCGACTCGCGAACGGCCTCAGCGTTCTGCTTGATCGCCTGCTGATACTCTGCGAACTCCTGCGGAGAGAGGTTTGCCTGAATTTGCTCGATCGTCTGCCCTGCGACGCCGAAGGCGTCGTTGATTCGGTCGAGGCCAAGTTGCAATTGCTGGCCTGCCGTGTTTTCGATCCCCGCCGCGCTGCGACGATCTGCGTCAAGGGAGCGGAGAGCGGCCTCGCCTCGCTCTCCGCTCACGGTTCCGCTGGCGACGCCGGCCTCGATCCGGCGACGTTGCTCTGCGATCCGGTCGGCCGCAGACTGGCCGACAATGTCGTTCTCGATCGCCTGACGGCCCCGCTCGAACTCTTCGTCATTGATGCTGCCAGCGGCTCGCTGCTTTTCGAGTTCCGCCATCTTGTCGGCGTCAATCTCTTCTGCCGCCGGCTTGATGCCAAGACTTTCGAGAAAACTACGGCGAGCGTTTTCGAGCCCCTCGGCGTGCTGATCGACGGAAATCGCTCCGGCCTTGAGGGCCGTATCGAGTTCCGAGATCGCCACCTCCATCTGGTTGGCCGGATTCACTGCAATCCCAAGAGCGCGGGCGAGTTCGTCCGAGTTCTTGAGCATCTCGTTCCGCATCTCGTCGTTCGAGATAAGGCCGGCGTCGGCACCCTGCTTGAGATCTCGCTGGCGATCGTTGAATGACTCGACGGCCGTCTTTCCGATCAGGCTCTCTCTCGCGTTTTTGCGAAGGTCTTGCTCCGCGAGCGACTTCTCCTCGTCTGTGAGTTCGATGTTCGTCTGAATCTTGTCGAGTTCCTTTTGGAACAACTCGACCGGAGAGAGAAACGCCGTTTCGAGGCTCTTGCGGATGTTGTCCGCGAAGTCCAACTCGACCTTCAGTTTCGCATTGTTGCGATCCAGTTCTCGCTGCACTTCCTCGGTGGCGATCGACGCCTGCTCTTGTGCCGAGGTTGTGTCGAGTTCCCGCTTTGTTCGATTAAAAGTCTCGCTATCAATCTCACCGGCGTCGAAGGCCCTCTGATTCTCAGTCCTGCGAGTGTCGATCTCGGCCTGGAAGCCTCCGGAGGCCAACTTTCGCTTAATGCTTTCCAGCGAGTCGGTGTACTGATCCGCATACTCTTGCGCCCGAGCCTTGACCTCTTCTGACCTGGGAAAGAACTTGTCGCCGATCTGCACTCCCGCGCCAATATCTCGAACAGACTTCTCGACTTGCTTGGCGGCGTCGTCGAGTTGCTTGAAGAGTTCGAGATTCCTCTTGAGCGTTTCCTCGGGCGACCCCTTCTCGATCGCCTCCAGGGTCTTTCCAAGACCGTCGCTGACCTCGTCGTAGCCCTTCTCGAACTCTTCGAGATTGATCTTCCCGCTGGCAAGGTTCCTCTGGAGTTCATTAAACTCCTCGCTCGACGCCGTGATGGCCTCAGCGCCTGCTTGCCCCAGTCTTGCCGCGCGGATACTGAACTCGTCCATTTCGCCGCGAGCGCTGGCAATCGACTCGCGAGCCCGGTCGAACTGGTTCTCGCCTTCTTCGCCACTCAGGTCGAGCCCCACGAGCCCCGCTGCGGCTGTGATGGTCGAGCCAATGGTGGCCTTCAGTGCATCAACTTGATCCTGGCTGAGTCCGATCGTTTTGCCGACCTCGTCCGCCGCTGCACTCGCGGCCTCACCGGCAGCGAGCATTCCTTCCTCGATGCCATTCTTGAGTGACGAAGACTCGGCCTCAGCGACCGCCGCCGCCAACTCGTCGACACTTGCAGTTGCGCCGTCGATCTCGCTTGTCGAGGCGCCCCAGTCGAAGAACCACCCCACCACGGAACTGATGCCGGAAATCAAGAGCGTGATCCCGGCTCCGATAAGCGCTAGGCCGCCCACGACCAAAGCGACCGGGCCGAGCGCGGCCGCCCACATTGCGATAAATGAGACCGTCGCCGCGATAGAGAATCCGGTCGCCACGGCGACCGCAGCGGAATAGATGCCCCACGCAGCAGCGCCCAGGGCGACGTAGGTCACCAACTGGCCGAGAGCCCCGACGACGAGGCCGATCGCCTGTCCGACTAGGCCGATTCCGTCCACGGTCGGCCCCAAGAAGTCAGTGATCGCCTTCGCCACGCCCTCGATGGCGGTGAGCATCTGCTCGATCGGTGCCATCGCGGTCTCGAAGCCAACCCGGATGCCCTCGAAGATCGCAGCCACTGTACTGAAGACACCGAGCGCAGTCGCGATCTCTGCGAAGATGCCCACCACGCGAAGCAGGACATTCGTCATCCGGCCAACGATCTCGATCACAACGGCGACCGGAGTGCTGATGTCGGCCAGCATCTGGCCCACGGACGAGAACGCCTTCGCGAGACCGCCGCTGACGTCCGCTGAAAGATTGTTTACCGCTTGCTGCATCCGCGTGAACGGCATGAGCAGCGACCGGGACAGGGCAGCGCTTGCTGTCTGCACTCTCTGGAACGACCTGTCGAGCGTTGAAAGCCTGTCGAAGTCCGTCTGCTCGATGGTTCCTCCAAGTCTCTCCATGTCGGCATTGATCGCCTCAAGATTCTTGAGCAGAGGCATCAAGGCGGGGCCAGTGCGCCCAAACAAGTCCATTGCCACTTGGGTTCGCTTGGTGGCGTCCGGAATCGCAGACACAGCCTTCGCAACGTCCATGAAGACTGTTTCTGGGCTGTTCGACCGCAAGTCTTGGACGCTGATGCCTAGCCTCGAAAAGGCCGCCGCCGCCTCGCGCGCTTGAGGTGTTCCAAGTTGGCCGATCTTCACCTTCTCGATATTGCTGGAAAAGGTCTGCTGGCCCCGTACAACCGCTGCGAATGCGGTGTTGGTGTTGTTCGCAGCGATGCGAAGTTTCTCCATCTCCTGGACTGGCTGGCCGAACCGGTCAGACAGGTCGCCCAGTTGTCCCGCGCTGCCCGCGAGTCGCTGAAGTTCGTCCGCGACTTTGCCGGTCGCGACGGCGAATGCGATCGAGCCGGCGGCAACCAGCGGAAACGTCGAAGCCAGTCCCGCGATCGCAGACGCAGCGCCAGAGGCAGCGCCAGCCAGCAGGCCCGTTCCGGCGACAGCGCCGGCCGCAGCGCCCTGAAGTGCGCCAAAGCCAGCGCTCAGCGCGACCGTGTTTGCGACCGCTCCGGAGAAGTCCAGGGCGGTCACGCCCCGCTCGCCCGCGACGGACACGATGCTCAGGCCCGCAGCAACATTTCCAAGAGCCGTGACGACACCCCCGGCCTGGGCCGCAAGTCGCCCCATCGAGGAGACCGTCGAGCCGACCACCGCCGCGACTTCGTCGAACGACGGAAGCAGCCTGACGAGCCCCTCGTAGACGAGCCCGAGCCGCAGTTGCATTGCCGCGAAGGCTTCGCCCAGCGTCGAGGTTCCGCTGACGAGACCGCGAGCAGCGGCCGCGACCTCGTCGAAGGCCGTGCCGACGGTGGCCGACACTCGGCTCATCAACTCTGTGCTGGTCACAAACGAGGTGACTCGCGAGACCGCTGACGCGATCGCCGAGTCGACCGTGACGGCGGCCCTGGCGATCGCGACGATGCCCCTTGCGAGCCCGTCGGCGACAGCCCGTCCCGTTTCGGTCTCGGTCAGGAAAGAGACAATCGCTGCGGTGGCGTTGTCGTAAGCGGCGCTTACAACTTGCAGCGACTGCTGCACAAGTCGGTTGCTTGCCGCAAGCGAGACTTGCCTCGTCATCAAGTCTGCGATCACCTGCGTCGAGGCGATAACGGCTTCGTCCGTTGCGCCGAACAGCCTCAGAACGTTACCGAGCGTTCCCTGAAGGACGGCGTTGATGTTGCTGGCCGAAAGAAAGCCCGCGACCATCTCGTCGACCCCAGCCTTGACGCCTCCAAACACGGCGCGAAGTGAGTCAACGTCACCGGCGAGGCCCCGAAGCACGGCACGGAGAGCCCCTGACGCAGTGGTGGCACCAGTAGTTGATGTGATAAAGTCCAGGAATCCTTGCCGGAATTTTGCGTAGGCCGCCACCGCTTGCTGCGCCGAGACTGCGACCGTCGCCGTCGTGACGACGAGGCCGGCAAGTGACGAGCGGGCCTGCGAGGCGGCGGCGGCCGTTACCTGAACTGCCCCCCCTAGACTCTCGACTTCCCCGGCGGCTTCGGAGACGGCAGAGGTGTCTGCCGTCACGGCGACTTCGGCGCTCGCCGACGCGGCCGCAGTCTTGAGCGAGGCCACGGACTTTGTCGCTGCCTCGACCCCCGAAGTGTCGACGTTCAGAGCCACGGAGAGCGACGACAGACCGCCCAGTTGCGTGCGGAGTTCCTCGACTGCTGCCCTAATCCCACCGAGCGAAGAAACGACGGTGTCGACGCCGGCTGTTAGCCCGCCGGTGTCGGCGTCGAATGCGATCCCGATGCTGCCGATCGTCGCCATCAGCCGCCCCTCGCTTCACGCGCGGCGCGGTTTGCGTCTGCCAGCCTGCCGAGTTCGGCAAACATCTCGGCGGGGGTCTGCTCTCGCTTCCGGTGGCTGGGCATAATCATCTCTTCCTTGAGATTCTTCGCGCCCCATGACGTACACAGAGCCGTGGCGAGACGAGCGACCTGACGCCACTCGTCTCCCCACGGTTCAATTGACCAGTAGGCCTCCCACTCTGCGAGTTCGGCAGCGTCTACCGTCGCGAGAAGTTCGGAATGAGACCGCCCTAACGCCAGCGCGAGCCGAAACTCAAAGAGCCGACGCGGACGGTCTAGGAGTTTTTTGCGAGGTCATCGACGTCGGACTTGCTGAAGCGGTTCAACTTCATGCACTCAGCGAACAGCCGATCAAGAACGGCGGCGCTCTTCTCGCCCAGTTCCGGAATCTCCTGCTCGGTGAAGAGCCGCTTGCCGTCGTCGTCGCACAGGCACTTGGCGACCAGTTTCGCCCGCACCATTTCCACGCTCTTATTGCCGCCGACGAACTCGGACTCGAAGCGATCTCGCTCCGTTCCGGTCATCACCCGCAACTTGACCGACCCGCCCCACTCGGGGACTTCGTGGTCGATCATCTTCTTGTCTTCCGCCGCCAGAATCGCGCTCTTAGAAAGAGCCATATCACTTACCTCGGGGTTCTAGTCTCCAGACAACCGAAACGTGGCGCTTCCGGCCACGAACTCCCCCGTGCTGACGCCGAGACTCATCTGCCTCAGCACGGCCTTGCTGCTCAAGGAGAACCCCTCTCCCTCTCCCTCGTCGTCAGCAGGAAACGACATTACCAAGTTTCTCTTGCGGCCCACCATCTCCTTGGCGTCTTTGATCCAAGTCTCTGCCAGAAACTCGACCGACAACTCGACGTCGGCCTCGCCCGCGAAGGCTACGTCCACATCTCTGTGAACGAGCCACTTGCCGGTGTTCTCGTCGTCTTGGACAGTTTTCGACGACATCGACGTAATGTCGATGTCGCCCTGGCCGCCGATTTGAACCGAGACCGAAGTCAGCAGAAAGGTCGAAGTTCCCCAGGTGAACTTCGTCCCCTGCCCGCTGATGGCGCTCATTTGTGGGTCAGGAGTTGGTGATCCGGAGGGTCGCCGACCCCTTGATGAGGTCGCCCGCCGCAGCCTGGAGGCTTGCCGAAGTGCAGAGGGCCACGGTCGGCAGGCTGGAAATGAGAGCCGAGTTGGAGCCGGTGCCGTCCATCGACCAAGTCAGGGCGCCGGTGGCGGTCATCTGCGGAAAATCCATGCCGAAGAACTCAATCGAGAGTTCGTCGCCGTCGCGAATCGGGGCTGGCCGGTAAGAACGAAACGACCCGTGCGGAGACTTGAGGTCGGTGACGTCAACTTCGGGGTTGTTCTTGTTGAACGAGATCGAAGTCAGCAGGAACTGCTTACCCGAAAACGTGAACGACAGACCCTGTGCTGATTCGTAAGCCATTTGTTACGCCCCTCCTTGGACGTTTTCGTGATAGCGGACTTCGTAAATCTGGTCGATTCGGTAGAGCGGCTTGGCCTGTCCCTCCAGCGGACGTTCCATGTTGTCCGCCTCAGAAACTAAGGCCGTATTTACGATTGTCACACCGTCGGCCGTACCCGTAAAGTTATCGACTCCAAGGCGAACCGAGTCGGCGATCTCCTTGGCTTCGGTGTAGGTGTACGAGACGATCGACACCGAAAAGGTCGCGACGGGACGGCCCACGTTTCCCAGGAGGTTCCGTTCGCGGCGGGTGCCTGTCCTGCGGTAGACGATCAGCGGCATGGCCGCGTTTTGGGGGGCCAGAACGGGGTGAATGCCTGCGGTGGTTGCGGCGTCGAGCCTGGAGCGGAGCCACTTCTCAGGAAAGGCCATCGGCGATGCTCCTCTCGATGACCGACAGAATCTCGTCGGAGTGCGAGTCGATCGCGTCGTCCAGGGTGTTTTCCAGTTCGTCCACACTCACCCAGCGGCGGATGCGAGTGAACACCGAGCGGCCAACCGTGCGAGGGTTCCGAGCGCTGTCCAGGCGGGGATTTCCTGCCTTTTCGACGCCCTGGGAGTAGCCCACCGTGAAGCCGTCTTCTGTGACCTCGTAGGATGCCGCGAGGCCGAGTTTGCCAGTGAAACCCGGCGGCGTTTTCTCGCGGACGATCGCCGAAGCCCTCTGGGCAGCAGACTCGAAAGCCGCTTGCATTCCGATCGTCGTCGGCACTTGCCGCAGGGCCTCGATCGCCTCGTCCAGGCCGGTCAGTTCCAGGGAGATCACTCGACTTGCTCCTTGCAAACCAGCCGGTGCGACTCGCGATTGTTCTGCTCCGTGACCGACACGATGTCGAGAACCCGAGCCGGGCTTCGGCTTTTCCAGACGAGCCGCATTCCGGGGTTCAATCCAGGCGCGTACCGGAACTCGACTTCGTGAGTCGCCACGGTGTAGGGGCCTTGAGCGCTCATGAGTTCGTCCGTTCGCAGCCCTCTCACGGCGGCCCGGCGATTCATCACAGGAGCCCAGGTGAGAATCGACTCGCCGTAGGCGTTCGTCTGTTCCGTAGGGGCCTCGATCGTGATCGACTCTCGTAAGTCTCCGGCCCGCAGGGACACGTTCATCGGTACTGCCCCCAGTTGATCGCGCCGAGCAACGCATCAACCGCCATCGGCACGGGATTCATCCCGCCTTGGACAACTGCCTCGCGATGAGCGAACCAGTGGCCGACCATGAGCAGAATGCAGTGGCGAGCGGGGGGTGGGATCTTGTCCACTGAGTCCCCGTAGCCTGCCCAATAGGTGATCGTGACGTCATTCTCGGCCCCACGACAGGTCGGCCAGGAGCCGTTCCATTCGGGCCGGATCACGGCCGGAGTCGAGTCGCGATCAGTCCGAAAGGCCGTGTAGGATTGCGTATTACTAGGGTTCTGGGACGGAACGAACGTCACGACGACGTTGTCGGGCGCGATCGGAGGCCTGGGCAACTCGATGTCCCACGACGGAAACTGATCGAGTTTGATCTGCCACTGGCATCGGATCAGAGTCCGGTCTGACACGGACTCGATGTGGTGCCTCGCGGCTGAGGTCAGCGACTGGATGTAGAGATCGTCGTCCGTGAAGTCTTGATCCACCCGGAGGTGAGACTTGGCCTCGGCGAGCGAGACAGGCTCGATCAGCGGCTCTGTGATCCGCTTGATCGAGCGGTACTTGAGAGTCGATCGACGGACGAACTCGTAGTGTCTCACCGTCGCCTCGCGGCTGGCTTGCGAACGGCCCGCTCGACTTGCTCCGGCGACGGCCCGTCCGTGGTCTCGACTTGAACATCACGCCGCTCCACAACGGGGTCGGCGATTCCGGTGGCGATCCAGTTCTTGCCAGTCGGCTCGAAGACGTCCACGACGTCGCCGGTCTTGTGAAAGTTCCAGTCTTTCAGCAGTCGCACTTTCATTACGCATTCACCTCAGAGTTGGCGGCGTGTTCAGGGGAGCCCCAAGCCTCCGGTGGTCTCCTCCCGCCCGCTTGCCAGTAGTGGTTCGGATACTGGTGAACCGCTTTGAGTCGCCGGTCGGGCCAAGTGATGACGAGTTCGGCATGGCCGATCGCAACCTGCGGGCAGATCGCAAGCGTGTTGCCGCACTCTCGCCACTGACGCCAGAATTGCATATCGGGGTCAATCCTGGCCTGCTTGGTGTCATCGACGTCATCCCAGCCGCCATCCTCGTTTGGGATGCCGAGAAACCAGGGCTTCGGCAGGCGACGGAGGGCCGAGCAGCGAATCACTGTCAGGCCGAAGTGAGCGCTGTCCACGGGCTGGACGGGCTTCTCCCACCACTCCCTTGGGAGCGAGACCGTGCCTCGCTCGCCGACGACGCCCTTCGGCATGAACAGAAGCCGCTGGTCGTCTCGCTTCGTCTGGAGCGGCGCGACGGCATCGTAGCCGGAGATGAGAGCGGCCGAGACAAGCCTCGACACGCAGTCGGGCTCGTATACGGAATCGTAATCCATCGTGATGATGAAGTCGTTCCCGGTCTCCTCTTTGCAGTTCTCAGAGAGAAGCCTGTACATGGTCTGATCCCAGAAAGCACCAGTTCCCTTTGTGATGGGAATGCCAAACTGGGAGAACGCCTGGACTGAACAATAGAAATTGTCCATGAAGCCCAGGCGAGGAGCCGAAAGAACTCCGACGACCTTTACATCATGCTCGACGTTACCAACAACAACTCGCATTCCCAAGCCTCTATATGGGGAGAGAGACGGCTTGGGCATCCATGCCCGACTAAAACCCTCCGTGGTCGAAGCCGTCCTTGGCCCCGCCTAAGATTGGTCTCAGCCGCTGACGTAGTTGCTGACGTTGGCCGAGGCTGCGTCGTAGGGCTCGTCCTCGATCTTGCTGAGGCGAGCGACCGACGCGACAGTGGCGGGCTTGGCCGGATTGCCCACGATCGTCAGGTAACGCTTCCGCCCCCGCATATCGACGTTGAACCGGGCAACGTGGTTGCCGGTCGTCCGACCCGCAACGGCAGTCACCGTCAGGCCGGGGACGTCGGTCTGGCCGCTGCCGCTGACATTGCTCTCCTGCACCTTGAGCGTGCTGGCGTAGGCCGCCGACGTCGCGGTGAAGGTCGAGTAGCAGACGTCTACGGAGACGTAGTCGGCGTACAGCGTGTCGATCTCATGCGTGAACGAGCCGCCGTCGGCCGCAACGCTCGCGATCTTCACAACCGTCTTCGTGCCTTCGAGATGATTCACTTTTCAGATTCTCCAGTCAGGGGTCAGGGGATGGGTTAGCGTGTCTAGACAACTCAAGAAGCAGCAGTCCGGAGGGCCACGATCGGGCCAGCCTTGACGTTGTCGCCGCAGTCGTGCGTAATGCAATCGAACCTCGTCGTGGCGACCATCAAGGTAGCGTCCTGTTCCAGGTAGCGATCCTCGCTGGTCTTGATCGTCACGCCACGCCGGGTCGCGTAGATGCTCGACAGCGACAGGTCGCCGTAGAGAGCCTTGACCACGCCGGGGTCGGCACCGACCACGCTGGACATCGTGTGAACAAAGACCACCGGCGAGCCGAGCAGACGCAGTTCGGTCGGAGCCGAGAGGTTCGCGGCGGTGTTGCCGCCCGAGAGCCCCACGTTGTTGACCAGACCGAGCCGCTGGACGCTGGCCGCAAAGACGGCGGGACTCATGTACCATCGGCTTTGAGCCCTCGCATAAAGCGGGAGTCGGCCGGCAGTCGCGATGAGGTCGTCGACGTCAAGGGTGAGGGCCGAAGTGTTGCCGCCGGCGGCGGTCACAAGGCTGGCGTTGTGGGTGCCGTCGACAATCTTCGTGCAGACACCGATCATTCCGCCGTGGTCGGAGATGCCGGTTCCGACGAAGCCGACGGTGTCGATCAACTCCGCGATGCTCCTCGCCACCTCGCCGGTCAAATAATCGGCGAGCCCAATGACGGAGTCTTCGAGCAACTCGGTAGAAATCCGGTTGGCACAGGCCGCCTTCTTGCAGACCAACTGCACCCGATCCCAGGCCGCGTCACTTTCTCCGATACTCGTGTTCTCGCCGACAAAGTAACTCTGGAGACCCCCAATCCGCCGGGGGATCACGAGGGTGTCCGACTTCATCTGGAGGTTGCGAGCGTTGGCCGGGAAGGCACCGTACTCCTCGACAAGGACGATGATCTCGTTGAGGATCTCGTCCTGTACAAATGTACCCCCCTTCGAGTTCACGCCCTCGACCTGGGCGCGAGCCTCGACGCCGTGGTCGGCACACCACCGAGCGGCGTTCTTGTCGCCGAGCAGCGTGGCCCGGAAGTACTGACCGGCGCGGTAGGCCCGCTCCTCAGCATTCGCGCCCTTGAAGTTCTTGAGGCGACCAGCGCCGGGGAGGTTGTGATAAATCTGCACTGATCGGCTCTCCTTGGCAGAGGTGCGGGAAGCGGGGGTGGACTTGTCGAGGACGGCCCGCAGTTCGAGTTCCTTCGCGGCGACCCCCTCGTAAAACTTGATCTTGTCGCGGAGTTTCTCGGCGCGGGAGCAGAGGCAGCGGAGTTTCTTCTCCTTCTCCTCGTCGGACACCTCAGCGTCCTCGACTTCCTCCTCCTTGGCCATCCGCTTCTTGTAGGAGGCCTTCTCGACCTCCTCCTCTTCCTTCTCCTCGGTGGGATAGCCGCCGCGATCCTCTTCCTCGTCGTCGTCCTCGTCGTCGTCCTCCATCGCCTCGCCCATGTTGCGGGCGTCAGCGGGCATCTCCTCGTCCTGAATCGCGCCCATCTCGGCCAGCACGGCGGCGAGTTCGTCGAGCAGAGTCTTGACCTTGGCGTTGGCGTTGGCTTCCATCGTGGTTCGCATTCCTTGCTGCGGGTGTGTTGGACGAGCCGCGAAAAGCGACTGACAACATTCACACTAAACAAGGCGAGCGAGCGACTAAAAGTAGCGCACTAAGAAAAAAGTTGTGTCACACAACTTTTTCTGGCCGACGCCAAGAACGGTCGGCAGAGACGACGGAGCGGCCCTGGGCTCCGCAGCAGTTGCATCGCAGATATCGAATCTGCTCTGAACCGCAGTTTTTGCTGGTTCTGGTGGACATCCGGCCGACTTTACAAGCGGGACATCGGTCACCTGACTGAGCCACTAGCCTTATCTCCTCTTGGGAAGGTTGCCCAAGACTTTCTCGCCCACCCACTGGGCCGCCTTGGTCTTCTCGATATCAATGCCGGTGGTCGCTTCGATTGCGGTGCCTGCGATTGCCGGAACAGAAGGCACAACGAACGCCGCCACGAGCGCCCCGGTGGCGTCCAGGGCTAGCGAAGCCCCCGCCTTGACGATCTTCGCCAGCACCGACGTCGGGACGGCATCGACCACGACCTTGACGCTCTTGGGCGAGTTCTCCTCGGCGATCTTCTTGATCTGCTTGATGTCGCCTGCGGTGAGGTTCTGTCGCCCTGACGCGGGCTTGATTCGCACCTCGGACTTGGTCATCCGGACATCGAACTGCGACTTGCCGTCCTTGTCCTTAACCGAAAGCGTTACCGCAGACTTGCCGTCCGCCTCGGCGATCGACTTCGGGCTTCCGCCCAGGCCCTTCACCATCGACGCGACTTGCTCGTCCGACGTTCCGATCGCCTTGATCGCCTTGCCGGCCCGGGTGGGTCGCATCCGGTTGTCGTAGAGGCCCTTCACCGCGCCGACGGCAGCGCCGCCCGCGGCCCCAGCGGCGACCGCCGGAGGGAAGCCGCCGGTTTTGCCGACGGCTGCGGCAGCGCCAACGACAGCCCCTTTAGCGGCGCCGCCCGCTACGTCAGCGACGGCCTGCCCGGCGCAGGTGTTGCCCTTCTGGAAGCCGCCAGCGCCGTTGCCGCAGTTGCGTTTTTCGATCTTGAAATAGTCCATAGGGTCACCTCGGTGTTCGGCAAGCCACCAAAAAAACGCGCGAGAGTTGCCAGCGCGGTTGGCGGCCTTCTTCATTTTCAGAAACTTTCTGTAGCCCTTGGAGTCCTTGTCCTTCAGGTTCAGCGCGAAGTACGTCCCTGAGCCGTACTGCCTCCAGAACCGCTCCCCTTGCTTGGTTTCCATCAAGTCTTGCAGGGTCAAGTTTTGACCACTCCGGTACTTCTGCCACGACTCCTCAGTCAGCACTCCTCGGTCTGGATGATCCTGGCTGTCGGCGATATCAGAGAGTTTCCTGTCCACTTCACCTCCCCATCCCGGCTTGACGACCACTCCGTCGAGGCCGAATCGCCCCCAGAGCGCGTAGCCTCGATAGGTGTCTGGGTTCTCGCCCAAGTTTGTGGAGCCGCTGCCTCCGCCGGCTCCGTAGGTGTAGACAGCGCCGACGCCCGCCTCTTCGGCGGCTGAGATCGCGTCAACCATCATGGAGAGCATCTTCGAGGAGATTTGTCGCTCGACTCTGGCTCCGAGTTCGATCGCTGCCACTTGCTCGGGTGTTCGCTCTGCTTCGGGCGTCTTCAACGCCTCGTGACCTTTGACGATTAGCCGCTGGGTCGAGCGGGAGACTGAGAGAAGGTCGAGGTGAAGCCCCGACTTCACCGGCGAGTCAAATGCGACCCCAGATCGAGTGACGCCGGAGGGCTGCTCCGACCCCTCTGAGAATCGCTCGACCTCTGTCTTGATTCGCACAGACTCAACCTCGCCGCCGGTCTGGTCTGTTGGAATGTCGAGCGGAACAATGACCTCCGCCGAGATATAGCCAGACCCATCAGAGCGATGAGTGCCTCTGATTCGCACCTCGGCGTCTTTCTCTCTCGCTCCGGGAGTCATCGCGATCGCCTGACTGAACGTCATGCCGTCGCGAGCAAGCGAGTCGAAGACTTTCAGCGCGTCTTCTGCGCCTGAAATCCTAACGCTCTTGGCGGCGCCGAACGCTTTCGGGACGTCTGCGCCACTGAACGAAGCGCCATCTGTTTCGGCCGCTTGGCGACGGATCGACGCGGCGACGCTCTGACCGCCATCTCCGTCTTCCTGGCAAGAGTTGCCAGGGCCGAACTTCCCGCCCTCTTGTCGACCGCAGTTGTCGTCGCCGAACGACAGTTCCAACTGCCTGTCGCGAGCCTCCACGAAGGCCCGCAACGAGGCGATGCGACACTCGATGCCGTTCATCGCCTCGCTTCCAGGAACGACCGCAGTTCGGCGGCCTTGATCGAGAGAGACCGCTTCTTCTTCTGCTTGATCTCATCCTCGGCCTTGCGGTAGGCATCAGAGCCATCGCTGCCGGCGGGAAACTCGTACTTCTTCGTCTTGGTGCCGTCAGGATGCTGCGCCTGGACGTAGCCGCCCTTGCTGCTGTCGCCGACTTGCTTCGCCGTCCACGGGTAGGCGTCGCCCTTGCTCCAGGTCTGGACGCCGGAGCCATCGTCGCCGGCGTCGGTCGACTTCTCCTTCGTCTTCGCCTCCTGCCGCTTGCGGGCCGCGTCGGCGAACTTCTGTGCCGCCTTCGCCTTGCCGGATGTCATCGGCCGCGAGAGTTCCATGTACTTGGGACTCTCTTCGCCGACGGGAGGCCGCTGCTCGGCTGCGGCTTTCTCGGCCTTGCTGCCTTGAGGCCGATTGCCAGACTTGGGCTCGCTGCTGCTGCTTTCGTCCTCCTGGCACTTGTTGCCGGAGCCAAACTTGCCGTCGTCGCCTCGGCCGCAGTCGCGTCGCTCAGACCGGGACGACTTCTTTTCCTTCGTCAAGTCTTTGACCCAAATGTCGTGATCCTCGGACTTGGTGAAAGCACCGCCTGTTTTCTTGAACCCATTCGCCTTGAGGGCCTCGTCGTGTTCCGGGCTCCATGACTGTACAGAGACCGTCTCAGACCCGGTCGCCTTTGCTGCGTCGGTGGCGAGTTTCGCAATTTCTTTTCCTCCGCCGCTGGGGTTGAAGTGGAGATTGCTCTTCCCTTTGACCCCGTGCGCCGGCGCGTTCTTGCTGACTGTGATTTCTCCTGCGGCCCCATTAATGTGGACGCTACCGTCCTTCTGCGTGTTCACCTTCCAAGTCCGACCGATTCCCGATACCGAAGCCACTTGCGCGCTAACCTTGTTCTGATCCAAGGATGCCGAACTGCCAGATGCCCCGCCGGCCCCGTCCTGGCACTTGTTTTCGGAGCCGAACTTCCCGTCCTGCTCGCGGCCGCAGTCGCGACGTTCGGCAAGAAAAGCCTCGGCGGCGATCCTGGCTCGCAGCGACTCGGCCCTACGCTCCAGCGTCTTGAGCCGACTCTTGCGTCGCGGCTTTCGCTGCGGCTTGCCAACGAACTGCTCGTAACTCCGCTTCGCAACCGACACACTAGAATCGCTGTAGGCTGGGTAGGTCACGGGGCCGCAGTCCAGGATGGCTTTCACCTTCGTCACGATTCGTCGCGACTGGCCGTTTTCCGTCGTCCAGCGCTCGCCGCCTTCGCTCACGACGAAAGAGAATGAAGACCCCTTGAGGTCGCCTCTGGCGATCAATTCTTCGAGATCACTGCGAGTCTCGGGGAGCAGGCACTCGTACCGCAGCCCCTTGTCGTCGACGACCATTCGCATGGTCGTCGGAAACCGACCCAGGAGGTGATTGGGGTCGTGGTTAAAGAGGCAGCGAGTCTCCAGGGGCTTCCCGTCCTCGTCCTGTCGGTTCGTCACGATCTCGAACGCGCCTGGGTCAATCTGCTCGACGAAATCCCCCAAGAGCAAACTGTCGCGATGGAAGCGAGCCGCATAGCCGATGATGTAGGTGCGAGGCTTGCCAGTCTCGGGGTCAGACCGCTTCTCGATGCGAAGCAGTTCCGGGTCAAGCCGCTCGTCGTTGCCGAAGTTGCCGATGTATCGACGCTCGACGCCCGGCTGGGCCAAGGGGGCTCGACGCTGCTCCTCGTCGCCAGTCTTGAAATACTCTTCGATCACTTGGCGTAACTCCTGGGCTAAGGGCTGTCGCTTCTCGTCCTGCTTCAGTCGCTGGAGGCACTCGTCCTTCGGCGTGTCGATGTGGACGTACTTCACTGGGATGTCCGACAACTGCGACTTCATGTCGTCGCCGACTCTTGTCGTGATGATCCAGGTCTTGTCGGCTCCCGATCGCTGCAATGCTTTTTTCAGGATAAGGGTTCTTATGTCCAGACAATAAGAGACGAGATTGCGGTTCGGCTCGTAAATCGGCCGCCCGGAGACCGCCGCCATGACCTCGTCGTAGTCGAACACGACGTCGTTCTCGCCCAGGTGCTTGGCGACGTAGTCTTTCTTGCCGCTGCACGGGGCTCCGTGGACGACGTAGACTTTCGGCCTCATGCCGTGCGTCGAGCCGTAGGGACGAAGGCCTCGCTGCTCCTTCTCGTCTGCCGCGTTCATCTGCTCGACGACCTTCTTGGCCCACGACCATCCGGCGTCGGAGCCCCACATGGCCCACGCGATTCGGGAGTTGGACGGGAATCCGTCCTCGTCAGGGCTCCAGCCAGGCGCGGACTTGTTCTTCTGGTGGCGATCGAAGAACGCCTTCATGCGACGGACTGTCGACGGCGAGAGTTCGACTCCGTTTGCCAAGTCTCTCGCCCTGGCGATGCCGACGGCCGTGCCGCCGCGACCAAACTCGCGACGCCACGCGAGGGACTTCTCGGCCTCCTTGCGGGCTCCCTGCGGGGGCTTGAAGTTGATGTGCTTATACTTCTCCGGAATCGACATCCTTGTCGTCCTCCTTGTCGGGCTCAGGCTGCTTCTTGCCCTTCGCGAGCGAGTAGAGCGACTTTCCGCCAAGCAGTTTTGCGGCCTGCTCGACGCGAGCCAGGAACTCTTCCTGCGACTCGTCTTCCTGCGGGGCGATGAACATCTACTTCCTCTTTTTCTTTTGTTTTCGGCCCGGGAATCCGCTGGCGTCGTAACGAACCGTCGCGGAGTCGCTCTTCTTTGGCGGCTCCATGCCGACAAGCGAGAATATCATGTCAAACTGCTTGTCATTCCTAACGTACCCAAGCGTGACGCCAGTCCAGTATTCGGCAAAGAACTCAAGCGGGTCAGTCATTCCGTACATCGACACAGCCATCGCGCGATCGAGAACGCCTGTTTGGCCGGGCGGTGGCGGTGAGTTGTTGATCGCCGAGATAGCGCCCATGATTTGCGACCTAAGACCTCCAACGACTTCGGGCGTAATCTTGTCCGCGCCGCCGGCCATTCTTGCGATCGCGTCGTGCTGCAACTTGTGAGCGTACTCGTGCAAGACGTAGTGCGACGGATCGTCCGTCGAAAACCAGCCATTATCATAGGCTCGGGTGAGTTCTTTCTGGTCTCCGGCGCGATCCTGCACCACTGTGATAGCGCCTGTCTTCAGGTTGCAAGCAGCCTTCACTCCTGCCATTGCGGTAGCCAGTTTCAACTTATCAAAGAGGCGAGTGATGCCGGCCTCTGCTGCAATCGAGTCCACGGTCGTGTTGAACTTTGAGAAGTTGATTGACGATTCCTTGAGCCCCGGCTCGTGCTTGGCCGCGAGAGCCAGTTTCGCCAAATGGTTCGCCGCAGACTTGGCGGGGTCTCCCCGCAAGAACGAAAGGATGCCGCCTTTTTTCTTCGAGTCGCGGTCAAACGACCCGTCGACATCAAAAGACTTGAATCCAAGTTCTTTCGCCACCTCGGAAGGCGGCATCGACTCCATCAAGAACTCGATGTTCTCGGCGGCATACTGGAGGTTGCCATTGTCGATGTCCTCTCGGACTCGCTTGATGGCGAGCGGGTTTGCGGCGTCGCGGTAGGCACCCTTTGAGGGCTTCTTCTCCTCGCTGCCGCTGCCGCTGCCCTCCTCCTGACACTCGTTCTTCGGGCCGAACTTCCCGTCATCCGTGCGGCCGCAGTCGGCGGAGCGACGCTCGTTTTTGAGCCGCTGCTTCGCCGACAGGCCAGCCCACTGCTTCGACGTCTCGTCGGGGCTGTTGACGACATAGACCGGATAGTCGTTGCCCGCGCCCCAGAGGCGATTGTCGATGGTCTTGGGAAGGAACTCCTTGGCGGCGGCCTGGATGCGAGACACTTCTCCGGCCGGCTTAGTGTCGGTCGTGTAGATCGTCGCGCCGTAGTAGCCGATGTGGATGTAGTGCGTCTCGTTGTTGTCTCGATCGCGGACGAAGACGTTCACGCCTTCGTCGCCGCGAGTCGGGTCGATCTCGACGAACGTGTTGCTCACCTTGCCGCCCAGGTTGCGGACGAGCCCCTTGAGGTTCTTCTCGGGAACCCGCATCTGATAGAGTTTGCGGGCCACCTTCGTCTGGGTCTTGTCAGACTTGCGACGAACGCCACGGAACGATTCGCCCTTGCTGTTCGAGAGTCCTTCGTCTCCCTTGGCGCAGGTGTTGCCGTCTCCGAACATCCCGCCGTCTTGGCGGCCGCAGTCGGCAGAGCGGGATTCTTCCTTGCTCCAGAGAACTCGCCCGCGACGAGATCGCCCGTCATCGAAGACAACTTGGTTCACGACTCCGGTTGAAATCGCGAAGTCCCGCAATGCCGATATTTGCGACTTGGTAGGAGGCTTTCCGCCAGAGTTGCCGACGTAGAGCGTCCCCGATCCAACGCCAGCGACGCGAAGCCACCCTGCGTCAAGGAGGTCTTCGCCGCCGCCCTCGACTCCGTTATTGAGGGCGAACTCACCGTGATCTCCCCTGACTGGATAGAACGTGCCAGACAGGTTCAGCCACGCCTGCTTGTTTGCGGGGTCGTCGTAGCCTCGCGACTTCTTCATGCTGTGTTCGATGTTGCTCGCCCAGGACGGCGGAGGCGGATCGTCGCTGCCGCTGCCTTCTTCCTGGCACTCGTTCTTCGGCCCGAACTTCCCTCCCTCGTCGCGGCCGCAGTCGGCGGAGCGAATCTCGACCCCGTAGTCGAGCGCTGCGAAGTTGCGGCGCTCCTCGCGATGCTCCTCGGTCGGCCTCGCCTTCTCGGCTAACTTGATGACGGCCTCGGCGAACTCTTCGTCGCTCAGGTGAGCCAATGCGGCGTCCCACAGCATCTGCTCGCGGCCGCCGCGCTCGTAGTCGTCGACGAAGGGCTCGGGCTGCTCGTAGTTGCGACGATAGCCGCGATCGGCCTTGGCTCGTTGCTTGCGGCTTTTGCCATCGTTGGCGGCGAGTTTTCTGATCTGGTCAGAGTAGAGCGACGGTTCGCCGACGTTCGTCGCGGTCATGGCGCCGAGGGCGCCGTAAGCATCCTGCTCGTCCTGCCAGAGAATGTCCTGTAGGTAGGCGACGGGAGTGCCAGTCTTTCGCGAGACTTCCCGCATGAGGCGGATCATGTGGCTTCGCCGACTGCCAGAGCCTGGGTCGCCGATGAGTGCGGTGTCGTTCTCGACGATGTTCTTCGCGAGCCGATTCAGTTTGCCGCCGGTGCCTGTCTTCTCCTTGTAGTCACCTCGGGCGTAGTGCCTGAGCCTCGCACCAGCCCAGGCGCGAAGTACATCGCTGACGGCCCCCGTCTCGCTAGTTTGCTTCACGGCGTCCGCGAGGGCGGCGCCGGAGATGCCGTGCAACTGGTCGTCGCTGGCCTTGCCGATCACCTTCGCCAGTTCCGTGGCCTGCTTGGCTGACTTGGTCGGACTGCCTGGAATCACCAACTCGCCGGTGACCCGGCCCCAGGTTCGAGAGAACCAGACGTCGGCCGTCAGCGGGTCGAGGTCGCCGTTGTTGTTGCCGTAGAACGGGCCGACCTTCGGGCCGAACGTCGAGAAGACCGGAACGACCTCATCGACGAGATACGAGCCGGGCTTCCATGTTCCCTTCTTCTCGCCAGGAGAGGCGAAGTCCGCGAAGAACTTCTCGATGTCGCCAGCGCGGAGCGACCGGCCCTGGAGCAACTCCCTTGCCGCTCGAAGCCCTGCCGCCGTGTCGATGCTGCCATCGGTTCGCTTGCCGAGCGTGTCTACGATCTTCTGGAACCTGCGGAGCGACTTCTTGATCCCGGCTCCGGTCACGCCGAGCGAGTCGGAGGTCGTGACGAGCCCGTCGCCATAGAAGAACTTCTGAAGCAGCGAGTCAGTTCGCTGCATATTGATGAACGGCGATGCGTTGGGGCTGGTGATCGCCTGAAGGACTCGGAACAAGTGTTCCGCGTCTTCCTGCTCGATCATGGCTCCAGACTTCGTTCGCCCGCCGCGGACTTCGGGGATCATCCCGGCGAAGGCCGCCAGTTGCTCCTCTCGCTCCTCTGGTGAATAGAACTTGGGCTCGATGCCTCGCCCCGTGGCCTCGCGGACTTGCTCTTCCAGGGCGGCGAGAATGTACTCGGACTCTGCGCCGTCAAGCACCTTCTTGCCCGTGTCGATTTTCTCGCCTCGGATCGTGTCTTGCTCCGACGCCAACGCGCCGCCGACGTCCACGGTGCCGACGAACTCGCGGCCGCCCCGGCCCTCGTAGACATGCGCGTCGGGGATCGACGTCGAGGCGATTCTCTTCCCGTCGTCGCTGCGCGTGGTAGGTGGATTCTCTCTGGCCTTCGAGGTCACGAGCCCTGCGGACTGGCCCGGCGTCCAGATCACCGACCTGGGCTTTTCGCCTCCGGGCTTAGGCGAGTCACCTCCCCCTGCACCTTCCTGGCAGTCGTTGCCGGGGGCGAACGTGCCGTCTGCCTTCTTGTCTGATGGCCCGCAGTCCCGCTGCTCGATCGCCCGACTCAGGCCGCCAAAGAATCCCATCACCGACATCGAGCGGCGGCTCACCTCCTCGATCAGCCAGCCCAAAAGGGTTCGACCCTCGGCGACGTTCCGCTCCTTGAGTTTGGGAAGCAGTTTCTTGAGCCTCGCCAACTTCTTGTAGCCCAGGGACTTCCTGTCCTTGAGGTCGATGGTCATATCAACGCTTGAGCCGTTGTCGTCCCACCACTTCTTGCCCTCGCGAGTGGAGATCAACTGCTGAAGCGTGAAGCCCTTGGAGGTGAGTTTCTTGGCCTGCTTGGCGGCCTCGCTCGCCGACTCAGGGGCCTTCTTCTTGAAGGAGGCGAGGACGATCTCGGGAGGGACTTGGTACTGAGTCAAATCCAACTTCGCGTCGAATCCGAACTGCGGCCAGAGCCGATAGCCCTGGTAGTAGGGATCGTCGCTGTCGCCTGCGGCGTAGGTCGAGGCGCGAACCGCGCCGGCTTTCTGGGCCGACATGAGCGACTCGATCATTCGCTCCTGCATGAGACTTGCGATCCGAAGGCGAGTCTTGTCGCGAGCCCCCGCGTCAAGTCGCGATGGGTCGGAGACGCCTTTGGGTGTGTTTAGGCCTCCGTATGAGACCTCCAGGCCATCGTCGTACTTGGTCAGGTCTACGCTGGTGATGACGCTGCCGACGTCCTCGTCGTCAGGGTCGATCGGCGAAGAGATGAAGATGCTGACAGTCTCAGGCCCGAAGTTTCGCACGCGGACGTCTGCGCCTCGGATTGCGCCGCCGCCGATCTTGACGGCCGTGTCGAGGTCTTTGACGCCGACTGCGTCGAGCGCGGCGGCGACGTTCTTGGGTCTCTCGATCGCCAGTTCGTGGAGCCGCTCGCCGCCGATGACGGGCGAGCCCTCCTTGAGGGACTTCGAGTCGAGGAAGACAACGTCGTCCTCAGACTTCCGCCACTGCTCCCGCTTGGCTCGCGATGGAGGCCTGGGCGACGAGCCGCCGCTTTGGCCCTGCCCGCCGCAGTCGTTGCCTGCCGCGAACCGGCCAGTCTCGTCCTTGTCGGAGCCGTCGCACGAACGACGCTCGAAGTCGTCGATCGGATACCAGGAGCGGCCTTCGTTTCGCTTCTTCAGGGCGGGCAGTTTCTTCAACTCCTCCTGGAACTTCTTGTACCCCAGGGAGTTCTTGTCCTTCAGGTCGAGCGACATCTCGATGGAACTGCCGTTGTCAGTCCACCAGTTCTCGCCGGCGCGGAACTGCATGAGTTGCTGGATCGTCACGCTCTTCACCTGTTGGCGAAGGTTCTTGATGACGACCTCTCGCGGAATCCTTCCGGTGCCTTGCGAGGGAATGTCGACGCCTGTGGCCTTGAGCAGAATCTCGTCCGGAATCTTCGCCATCAACGACTTGGGAACCTTGGCGTCGAAGCCGAACGTCGGCCAGAGCCGGTAGCCCTTGACGTAAGGGTCGCCCTTTCTGCCGACCGCCATCGTTGCGGCCTTCGAGATGCCGGCCTTGTCGGCGGCAAGCAGCGATTCGAGCATTCGCTCCTTCAGGATGCTCGCCAGTCGTAGCCGCTTCGCGTTGTTCTCGCCACCCTCCTGGGCCTTCGCGTCTCCCAGCGTTCCGCCCGGATGGAAGTCGGAGTAGTCGACGACAGTCTCGCCTTCTCCAAAGCCCTCCATCAGCATCACGCTGGTGGTTGCGTTCGGACTAGAGGGATCGGATGGATCGACCGGCGAGGTGAGCGAGACCGTGATCGCCTCGTCGTCCATGTCGCCGACCGAGATTCGCGAACCGCGAACAGCGCCGCCGCCAATCGCAACGATCGAGTCGAGGTCATCGACCCCCAGTCGCTTCATCGTGGCGGCCACAGCCTTGGGCTGGGCGATCGCCAGAGACTCGATCTTCGAGCCACCAGAGAACGTCACCTCACTGTCGCTCGTCTTCCAGGAGTTGTCGCGGGCTGCGGGAGGAAGTCCGCCCCCTGCCCCGTCTTCCTGGCACTGGTTCTTCGGCGCGAACGTGCCGTCGGCGTTTTGGCCACAGCCAGCAGCGCGATGTTCGGTCTCGGCGAAGATCGCGCGGTAATCCCCGCCGCGAAGAGTCGCCTCGCGGAAAATCACGGAATCACCTCACTTCCGGCCACCTCCCGGGCGAGCGACAGGATGTCGTGTCCGTACATCTTGCCGGCCATCACTCCGGCGAGAACCTCGGCCACCAACTCGCGACCGTTGATCGCAGCGACTGCCGAGACTTGTTCAGCGATGAGGCTCCGCTGCTCGGCGGAGAACTCGACCGCTACGGCGGCCTCGTAGGACTGAGGGTTCGCCCTGGCGTGAATCCGGTGAGCCGCCTCGTGGATGTAGGGGTTCGCCTGCGAGGCGTATCCCGCCTGCAACTCATCCGGAAGCGTCGGCGAGACGAGCAGCACATCGTCGCGGTGATCGTAGACCGCGATCGCCTCGCCGATGTCGCGAACCTCGACGCGGGGCATCTTGCTGCCCATCGCGCGAGAAGCGGTGGCGATCAGTCTTTCTTGGGCTGTTGCTCTTTCTTCGCCTTCTCTTCGTCGAGAATCCGGCGACCGTGTTCGCGGATCGCCGCTGCGATCGACTTTGCGTCGAGCCCGCCCGGGAGATCGAACCGAACGAGATTCTTTTCTTTTTCTTGTCCGTCTGCCATCGTAATTCTCCTTCCGGATTTCGTCCTTGGCGTTCAAATCCCAGATCGCCAACTGATTCGTGCTTTCGGCCGAATCAATCGCGTCGTCGAGATCGTCGAACTGCTCGGACAGATCAAGATATACCTTCCCGGTTGCCTTGTCCAGCCAACCCCCCACATGGAGCGTCGGACGGGCCTTGAAAGCCTGCTCGTTGTCTCGGAGAAACTTCTCCATGACTTCGTCGGTCACGGCATCCGGAGAATCAAGAATCGTCTCGGCGGCCGGGACGACAGAGACCATGTAGCCAGTTGTCGGGCTATCGGCCGTGAATGGGTTGACCGAGAAGCCGCCGCTTTCGCGGATGGACTTGAGGGCAGCCCTTGTAGTCTCGCCAGTCTTGAAGTCTTTGTCAGCGTCGGGACTGGGGTCAGAGCCCCCGTCTCCATCTCCATCTCCATCTCCATCTCCATCTCCGGTCGGCTCCCGGCGGTCGCCGTCACCGTCGCTGCTGCTTGGCTGGTCTTTTCCGTCGCTGTCTGGCGACGAGTCTCCATCGTCGTCCTGGCATTGATTCTTGGGGCCGAACTTCCCGCTCTCGTCGCGGCCGCAGTCGGCGGCACGGCTCTCCTCCTCGACCCGCTGCTCGGGAATCGAGAGCCTCTCGTCAGGGATGATCCAGAGTTTGCAGATCGCGTCAGGGCGAATCGAGCCCTTCACGATCTCGCACGACCCGCCCTCTTCGTAGTAGACGCAGTTGCGGCAGAGAATGCCTCGCGAGGCGAACGGATTCCGTTCTTGGTAGTGCGAGTCGGCCTGCGACCAGCGTCCCTTCTCGCGGACGATCTGCTCCTGGGCATCGTAGAGCGACTGGTTCTGCGGCGAGAGACGCCGCTGCTCGACGGCCTCGGCCTTCTTCGCCTTCTGGAGTTCCGCGACCTTGACCGCGAACTCTTCGCCGCTCTGGGGATCGACGACGAGAGCCACGGGCTCGCCCGGCTGCACCTCGACCTTCTCGCCGCTCTTCAGGTCGAGCGTTCCCTGCTCCATGATGTGCTTGAGTTCGCCGATCTTTCCGTCGCCCCAGGTCACGACGTCGCCCTCGGCGATCGGCTTCTTCTCCGACGGCTGGCCCTTGGGGGCCTCGGGCGGCGCCTCGCCGACCTTGACGCCAGGGAGACTTGGCTTCGCGCCGGGCATCTCCGGCGGCGGGCCGCCTGGAGCGCCGCCCATCATGGCCGCCATCGGGTCTTGCGGCTGCTGCGGCCCCTTCACGGCCTGTTCCAGCGGAATCATGTTCATTGCGACGAAGTGCTTGTCGCCATGCTCGATCGGCGGCAGGCCCTCGTCGTGACGAGAGTCGTTGATCGAGTAGATGCCCAGGTTCTGCATCGTCGAGTAGAAAGCCGCGCGAGCGTTGCTGTTCGCTCGCATGAGGGCCTTGGTGTCGAACTCGGCGAAGAAGACGTCGTCGTTGTAGATCAGCGACCGACTGATCCCGCTCTCGATCCGGCGAAGCCACGGCACCAGGGTGTAGGTGACGAACTCTTGGCCGGTCGCCTCCATGTTCCCGCTGCTCTGACCCTGCACCAGCGAAATCGGCAAGCGGTAGACTCGGGCGATCTCCTCGCTCTGAAACCTCCGCGAATCCAGGAACTGACTCTGCTCGGCGTTGAACCCGACTTGCTCGACCTTGAGTCCATTCGTGAGGATCGCCGTTCGGTGAGCCCGGTCGCTGCCCTTATGCAGCCTCTCCCAGTTGTCCCGCAGCCGCTCGGCGGCCTCGGGCGAGAGCGAGTTGTCCGTCTGGAGGACAACGCCTGGGCGGGCTGAGTTCGCCCAATACTTGCTCGCGTGAATCTCGCAGGCGCGAGCCAGGGCGATCGCCTCTCTCGCGATCTCGATCGGCACCATGCCCTTGATCCCGTCGGGCTCCGCTGTCCAGCGGATGTGCATGATCTGGTCTTGCGTGTACCGCTCCAGGCGGCCGTTCTCGGGGTTCGTGTACGAGTACCGCAGGCGGCCGTTCTCAAGTCTCTCAACGTCCATCCGCGAGGGGTGGAGGTTGTCGAGCGCCGAGACTGCCCCGTATCGCCCAGAGCGAATGAGGCTGTAAGAGTTGCCCCAGAGGGTCAGATTCATGACCATCTGCTCGAAGAACTCGAACTTGGTCTGCCACTCGTTGGGAGCGAACGCCAAGACCTTGTAGAGCGGGATGTCGGCGGCTGGCGTGGAGCCGCCGTTGTCCTGCCGCCGCATGACATGAAGTGGCAGGCTAGAGATCGTCTCTGCCAAAATGCGGCAACAAGCCAACACGACAGTGCTGGCGAGGGCAGTCTCGGGCGTGATCCGAATCTCGGCGGCTGTCCGCCACTGGCCCATGAACATCTCGTCCGAGAGGAGGAAGTTGTTCCAGGCGATTGACCGCACTTCGGGCGACTCGGCCCCCCGTTCCGGTGTCCAGACAACGTCGGACAGCACCCGCTCTTCGCTCATAGGACGATGATCTCCGGGTCGGGCATCCTGGCTCCGGCGGTCGCGTCAGCCGCGAGCGCGATCGCCATCGTCAAGGCCGCCATCCCGTCAACTCTTGCCGAACTCATGGGGGCTGGCTTCTGGATTTTGATGTAGCCCTCTGAGTTCGTTCGCAGAACGCAGTTCGAGGCGTGGTTGTTGAGGATCGGATTGTCCGCAGTTCGCAGTCGCCCTTGGGCGATTAGCGTGTCCAAGAGTTTCGTCGGGTGATTGAGCGAACTGAAGGTCTGCGAGAAGCCTACCACGCACAATCCTTCCGCCTGAAGTTGCTGCTGGAGGTGGTGGGCGTTGTAAGGGTCGGCCGCGATCTTCACGACTTGGTGCTTCTTGGCGAACTCCAGAATGTCTCGCCGGATGAACTCGTAGTCGCAAGTGTCGCCGGGCGTGAGCGTCAAGCCGACCCGGGGATCGCGAGCCCACATGACGTAAGGCACCTCATCCCGCCGCTGGGCAGCGTTGTCCTCCGGTATCCAGAACCGACAGATGACGTCGAAGACCTCGTCGCCGTTCTCTTCGTCAATCGCTTTCGAGACCGCGACCAGGGCATTGACGTCCCAGGTGGTCGCGAGGTCAAGCCCCAGAAACCACTCTCGCTTCGTGTCTGGCGTCGGGTAGCCACGCTTGCACCGCTCCCACCGGGTCAGGTCAACGAACTTGTTCGAGCCCTGCACCCAGACGTTGAGCCTGTATCGCAGGAAGTCCGCCAGTCTGGCCTTCGAGCCCTCGGCGTCCCGAACGTCGGCCTTGAACGACTCCTCGTCCATCGTGACGCCGAACGAGGGATTCGCAGCCTTCCAGACCTCGGGATCTCGGTAATCATCCTCGATCGTCGCCCCGGCCACGAAGGCGAAGAACTGGTCGTCGAACGAAGGATCGACCATGCACTTCAGGGCGTGTTCGTGCAGTTCGTAGCAGACGCTCGCTCGGTCAGTGCCGGCAGTGGTAATGGCGAGGATGAGGCTTTGGGCTCTGGAAATTCCGCCGTAGCGGACGGCACCCCATAATTTCCGATCCTTCGCTTGATGAATCTCGTCATAGCAGAGCGAATGGATGTTGAGGCCTTCCTGGCGACCGGCGTCGGACGAGATCACCCGCCAGAACGAGTTCGTCGGAGTGCAGGCGATCGTCTTTCGGGACTCGACGACTTCGAGCATCTGGGAGAGGTGAGGGCTCGCCTGGACGAGTTCCTTCATCTGCTTGTACACGATGCTCGCCTGCTCGCGGGAAGTCGCGCAGCCGAAGCATTCGGCGGCCGACTCGCCGTCGGCGACCGTCATGTAGAGCCCGATACCAGAGAGGAGGGTTGATTTGCCGGATCACCTTGGCCCCCGCAACACTAGGCTGCGGGGGCCAAGGCGCCATTTTTTTTCGGCACCTCAATGAACCCAACCCGGAACTTCCGAGTGTCGGTGTCGACCCGCATCCAGCCGAAGATTTCCTCGATCACCTCGTGCTTCTGCCAGGGAAGCAGCGTGAACGGCTGGCCGGCGAACTTGCCCTTGGAGTGAACGAGGAACTTCTCGAAGAAGTCGACCGCGTGCTGGGCTTTGTCTGGGTCGAAGTAGAAAGACTTGCCCTGCTTAACCGCTTCGCTTCGAGATAAACGCGGCAAGAGGGTTTTCTTGGGAAGCGGCATTGGAGACCTTCATGGTGGAACGAGCCGCCGGCGTCATGCCGAACTGCTGCTCGATGCGCAGGAGTTCGGACGGCAGGCCTTTGAACAACGCACCCTCCGCTGTGAGTTGCGAATACCCGGTCTGGGTCAGTTGAGTCATCCCATTCTCGCGAACGTGCTTCACGACATGAGCGAACTGCTCCTGGAGGAGGCAGTAGCGAGTCAGGAGTCGCCGGTCGGCCTGAGTGAAGACGCCCATCCTCGACAGGAGCGGCGCGACCTCGTTCCAGACTTCAAGCCCGACTTCGTCGAGGACTTCGGGCGGGGTCAGGTCGGCCGCAGGAGCCTGCGGCTCGGCGTCGTTCAGAGGTCTCTGGCCCGGGTTGCCGCGAATGACCTTGAGATTGGTGGGCTGCGGGGTGCGTCCCATAAAAATGCGGTTTTTGGCCGTCAAAACCCCCCTGCAAAAATTTCGCAGGCGCTCAAAGGCGCGAGTCCGCAGGGTTCTCCGTCCCGTTCGACTTTCGCGAAGAGACTCCCCGGGGGTGGGTGCCTTTCTTCATCATGACGAGACTTGGCTCGCCAGTAAAGTTGGCGAGACTTCATTTCCCCAGGCATCCCAGCCAGGGCGAGCCTTTCTTGCGAACAACTCAAGCCTCGATGCACTTGGATAAAGAGCCTCGATTCGCTCCATCACCTCGACAGGCTTCTCGCTGTGCTGACTTGTTGGCGCCATGACCACCTGGGCAATGGCCTCGCTTGCTAGGGGCATGGGTCTGCCCTT